CGGCGTTCGAGGTCCAGCGTCGCATTCAAGAGCATATCCGCGCCGCGGCACCCATCTTTGAGCCTATTGAACAGGAGTATAGTGCACCCCTTATGGACGGTGTTTTCAATCTCTTGAAGGACAACGGTGCGTTCCCCATCGACCACATGCCTGAGAACCTACAAGGCCAAGAAATAAAGTTCAACTTCAACTCCCCGCTATCTGAGATGGCAGACCAGGGCGACACTGAGAAATACCTCAATGTCGTGAATAACATTCTTATGCCGCTGGCGGAGCTAGACCCGTCGCAGCTCGAGAATGCTGACATGACCAAAGCGACGCGCGATGCTATGCGTGCCGCCGGGTGGAAGCCCACTTGGTTCAAGGATGAGGGCGCAGTTGAGGAAGCGCGTGCTGCACTTGTGGAGAAGCAGCAGATGATGGAGAAAATGCAGGCCGCCGGAATGATGGGCGGCGCCGCACAAGAGGCAGGCAAGGGACTTCAGGAGGTAAGAAAAGCCGGTGCAGAAGAAACAGAATGAGTATTGGCACCCGCCGCAATATAGTCAGCACGACGTCCGCGCAATTCAAGCTATGGCCGACGGGGATGCGTCCCCGGACGACCAACAGCGCGTGCTTCGTTGGATTATAGAGCAGGCGGCAATGACATACGACGAACCTTTTAGGCCGGGCTCGGCAGATACCGTGGCGTATATGCTGGGGAGGCGGTCAGTAGGCCTTGCGATTATCAAGTTAATGAAAATATCGCAAGAGGTTTTTGAAGATAGAGGCGAGAGGAATTTTAAGGATGACGATGGCAGAGGCAGACGTGACGGACGACGTCAAGGGCGACGTGACGGACACGACGACAACCGAAGACAAAGGCCAAGAGACGACGAGCAATACAGAGAATACTGAGTCGAAGGTCAGCAAGTCAGAGACGGTAGAGGACCTCGAGGCCGACAAGGCCAAAGGGAAGGAACCCTCACAGGGGGACTATTGGCCGAAAGACTGGCGTGAGAAGGTTGCAGAGCATGCGTCTGCCGGTAACGAGAAGGCTTACGCTCGTGAGCTGAAGCGTCTTGCGCGTGTTACGGACCCGTCCGCTATCTACGGCAACTATCGTGAAGCCGAGAGTAAGATTAGCTCCAACAAGGCTATCTTTAAGCCGGACAAGAATGCGTCCGAAGAAGACGTTGCCGCATACCACAAGTCTCTCGGTGTGCCGGACAAGCCCGCAGACTACCTCGAGAACCTTGCCCTGCCAAATGGCGAGACGATTGGTGACGACGACAAGGAGGTTGCTCTCGAGTTTGCCGACGACATGCATAAGGCCGGCGCGTCGCAGGACGCAATGAATGCTGCGCTTAACTGGTACTATGCTCGGCAAGAGGACATGGCCGCATTCCAGGATGAGAATGACGACCGCCAAAAATATGAGGCCGAGGTCGCACTGAAGGAGGAATACGGTGCAGCATACAAAAGAAAGACAGCGGGCATATCTTCCCTCTTTACTGAGGCACCGGGTGGAGCGGACGTGTCTAATCCTGATTCTCTATACGCTCGTCTTGTTGGGGGGCGCCTTGCTGACGGGACTCTTATTGGCAACGACCCTGATATGGTTCGGTGGCTCTCCGACATCGCCGGAGACGTTAATCCCGCAGCCACTACCCTACCCGACGGTATGGGCTCAGGTAAGTCCATAGCCGGAGAGATTGCAGAGATAGAAAAGATTATGCGCACCAACAAGCGCGAGTATTTCAAGAACCATGCGGGCCGCTATGCAGAGCTGCTTGAGGTCCGCCAAAAGATGAGAGAGCGGGGCGAATAAACCCCTCTATCATACCGAGGCCCACCGTGGATAACCCGCAAGGCACCACCTAGGCTTCACTACACCCACCGAAAAACGGCACCTATAGACGTGAGGACAACCCGCAAGGCCCCTCAATGCGTCATAGTAGGGCAACCCGCTAATCGGTACTATTCCCCCAATAGAAAAGGAGGGTTTTCTCATGGCTGAGAACGCCCCACAAATTCAGTATCGCCAGGAGCTGGTGTCTGAATTTGAAGAGGGAATGTCATGGTTGCGCCAGACGACTGTCACTGAGGCAGTTATCAAAGGTAACCAGGCTACATTCCTTGTTGGTGGTTCTGGTGGTGCTACTGCCGTTACGCGTGGACTCAATGGTTTGATTCCTGCCCGTGCAGACAGCCTCACCCAGAACGCCGCGACTCTTGTCGAGTGGCACGACCTTGTTCGCAAGACGCGCTACAACATCTTTGAGTCGCAAGGTGACCAGCGTCGCCTTATGCAGGAGACGTGCCGCAAGGTGCTGAACCGTCGCCTCGACGCTGACATTGTTTCCGTACTTGATACGGCGACAAACAACCTCGGCGCGGCCGCAGTTATGACTTTGGCACTTGTGTCAAAGGCCATGGTTACGCTCGGCGAGAACGAAGTGCAGTGTGAAGACGCCGACAATATGTGGGCAGTCGCAACGCCGGCAGTTCGTGGGTACTTGATGCAGATTTCAGAGTTCAACTCTGCTGACTACGTCGACATCAAGCCCTTGGTTGGTCCCACTCGCAGGGTTCTGCGCTGGGCTGGCTTCAACTGGATTTTCCACCCCAATCTTACGGGTGTGGGCACCGCGAGCGAGAAGTGTTACTTCTTCCACCGCGATGCCGTCGGGTCGGCTTTCGACTCCGGCGAGGGTCTAAATACCGCAATTGGGTATGACGATGAGCAGGACTATTCCTACGCTCGTTGTTCGTCATTCACGGGTGCGGTGATGCTTCAGCAGTCCGGTATTGTGCAAATGCTGCATGATGCTTCGGCCATCTAATAGAAGGAGATACCCACTATGGGTTACGATAATAAAAAACTCTCCTGCATTAGGCAGGCGGTTGCTGGTCCTTCAAAGTGGCTCTACGTTGATACCGGTGGCGAAAGCGCTGCCACGTATCAGGGTGCCGGCTACTTTGCAGACGCCAAGAACTATGGTGTTGATACTGGGGACATCATTGATATTTCCAATATCTCCTCCAACCAGCATTACTCGGGTTCTTTCACCGTGCTTCAGGACACTGGCGGTACTAATGGTACTGTCGTTCTGGATACGGGAGCGACCAAGTAAGCTGACTACCACTACTGGGGGAAGGCTTCGGCCTTCCCCTTTTCTCTTTTCGCTTAACGGAGGCAAGCATGCCAACTACTATTCCTGAGACTACTAAGGCGGTCAAGCCTGTCCGCAACCCATTAACTGGCAACGAGCCCAAGGCCGCGCCTGCGCCCACGCAGCGCAAAGACACGACGCCGGGCACGGTGCCCGCAGCGCTAAAGGTGCCCGTCCCCATGAACAGGACGGTAGCAGTCAAGGCGAAGGACACGTGCCTATGCCTTAGCAGCGACGGCCACAAGTTTATCCGCGTTGAGTACACGCTTCCTCCCACACACACCTATGACATGCTCCTCGACCCGTCATACTGGTCAGCCGTTTCTCACAGGCTAAAGCGCGCCATCTCGACCGAGGGTGACTTTGTGGGCTCTATCCTTTGCTGCCGCCCGCGCGACCACAGTTGGTATGCGGAATTGTATATCACAGAGGTAAGCGTCTCCGGTGTTTGGCTCGAGGTTCTCTTCAAGAAGAACTTCGGCGTGCAAATCGAGGACGTTGTGAGCGAGCGCTTCAGAGTTTCTTGGAACGACCGCGTCGGGGGCTACGACATCATACGCAAGGCGGACAACGTTGTCTGCGCCGCAGCGAAAGAATTTAAGCGCCTTCAGTCTGTCAAAGACTGGCTTGCCAAAATGGAAGGCTAACCCCCATGGCGACTAAGCTCAACGTTTTCAATGACGCCCTAGTGGAGATGGGTCACAAGCCCGTCGTCGACACCGGCGAGGCGACAATCGCGGCGCGCACTCTTGTGCGTGTCTGGGACCAAGTCGTCGAGGAGTGTCTTGCGGACGCGAGCTGGAACTTCGCCATGGAGACAATCAAAGCCACAGCCGACACTGGTGTCACGCCTAACTTTGGTTACGGAGAAGTGTTTGCGAAGCCGAGCGATTGGCTTCGCACTATTGGCTTGAGCGGAGACGGCTACTTTGCATTTCCGCTCCTGCACTTTTATGACGACAGTAACTTTTGGAGTGCTGACACGTCACCTATCTACATTCGATACGTGTCAAATGACACCGGCCTTGGCCTAGACCTGTCGCGTTGGCCTGCACTGTTCACGCGCTACGTTGCGCTCGAGCTGTGCGAACGCACGGTTTACAAGCTCACACAGTCCGTGGAGCTTAAGAAGGAAGTGAGCGAGACAAAGAAAACGGCTCGCCTCAAAGCCAAGAACGT